CTACAACGTAGGGCAACTACGCCGTGATAATCCAAACACATCTTTTCCCAAGAGTATATCAAATGCTATACTTGAGGGATATGGAATACACTCTGTAACAATAGCTACTGAACCTACTATTACAAATAGAACACAGATTAATTCACAAAACAATACCCCTACAATAGTTGATAGTACTTGGACGTTAGGTTGGACAACTACAAATAAAACTACTGATCAAATAACAACTTACGATAATGAAGTTGCATCTAATAATAGAACTACACGTAACACTCTTATTGCAGAGACAGACTTCTATGCACTATCAGATGTAACAATGACTGATGCTATGACAGCCTACCGTCAAGCACTACGTAACCTGCCTGACCACTCTAACTGGCCTAACTTAGAGTCAGGTGACTGGCCTACGAAGCCGTAATGTAATGGATATTAATTGGACAGTAGTAACAATAGTTGGTGCTTTGTTAGCTCAAGGTGCAGCTATTGTCTGGTCAGTGTCAGGCATGGTGTCAGACATTAAGTACAACAAGTCTACCATAGCAGAAGTACGTACAGACAATGCAAGACTAGCCAGTGAAGTACATGAGAATGACATAATGATAGCCCGTATTGATGCTAACGTTACTGCAATTAAGGAAGCATTAAATGTGGTTGCTACTAATCACGCAAAGAATTAATTAAATGATTGACCCCATCACAGCTTTTGCTGCAGCCAATGCAGCTTTCAAAGGGGTCAAGATGCTTGTAGGTGCTGGCAGAGAGATACAAGATGTATCACAGCAGCTAGGGGCATGGTACGGTGCAGTATCTGACATTACTAGGGCTGAGTCTCAACGTAAGAAACCTACATGGTTAGACAGGCAGACCCACGGTAGCGACAATATTGAACAAGAAGCAATGGACATTGTTGTTCGTAAGAAGACATTGCTTGAGAAAGAAAAAGAAATAAAGTTTATGCTAGACTATAGGTTTGGCCTTGGTACTTACGATGAAATGCTAGGTATGCGTAGACAGATACGTAAAGAACGTGAAGATACTGTGTATGCAGCAATGGAATCTAAGAGACAGATGGCTAACAACGCAGCAATAGGTGGCCTATCATTACTAATTATTAGTGTATTAGGTGGGGGCGTATATTTAATGTCACTAGGAATTGGTTGAAATGATTAATCTTGTTGTGTTACCCCTTGTATTGGCAGGGCTGTTAAGTAACCCTGAGTTTGTACAGTGTCACCTAGCAAAAAGAGTTAAGATACAGGGAGAAATGGTTTGCATTTACCGTGGACCTAATGGTACAATAGGATACCACTACCCAATGTTTAAGTTTAGTGAATGCCCTAAGACGTATATGTGTAGGTACACACCCAACGCTAAAAAGAAAGTAAGTGTTCAAGACATACTTGATGGACTAAAAGAAGGATTTGAATAATGAACAACCCAGCAGTTAATACAAATATTAATACGGCTAACTCTCGTGCAGATATGGCGCAAGATAAAAATATTGTTAAGCTTATAAATAGAGCTAATAACGCAATAAAAAGCCGGGGTGGAAATTTAGAAAGTCCCGTTTCAAAAGCTATTGTTAATAGGGCAATTATGCTTTATAAACAGGGTCAAGGAAAGAAGGTTGTAACTGCTGCCGCTGGCATTTTAGCTACAGGCGCTGGCATTTTAGCTGCAGGTAATACTACAGGTAATACTACAGGTAATACTACAGGTAATACTACAGGTGAGACTAAAACCGCAGAAGAACTAGCTGCTGAAGCTGCTGCTAAGGCTAAAAAGGCTGCTTATGATCTTCAGATAGAAAAGAATATAGCAGGCCAACAAAAATTAATAAGTGATATTAGTACTGAAGCAGGACGTAAAACCTTAATCGCAAGTCCTGATGTAGAAACGATTATGGAAAAAGTCTATGATGCAGATGGTAATGCTGTCTCAACTAAAGTCCCTACAGGTACAGATATTACTGCTAGTTCTGTGCAAATTTCTGATCCAGTAGCACTAGCAGGTAAAACAGAATATGTAAAACCTGTTAAAGATGCTGCTGGTAACGTCATAACAGAGGGGTACAACAAAAGTTTAGGCCCATCAGGTGTAGCCACTGCCACTGACGTAGAAAAACCTGACGATATTACAGCCTCTAAAACGAATGCTAAGACAGCACTAGGTGCTACTAGAATGGCACTGTCAGGTGGAGAGAGAGACTACGTAACTGTTCCGCTTGAGAATGTAAAGTTTGATCCTATGGTATTTCCCGGCGGTGAGGTTCCTGCTGAACTACAAGCTCAACTTGCTCCTACAGAAGAAGAACAAGTTAAAATTAATGAAGTTTCTGCTAGACTTGATCCACAAATAACAGAGGCAAATACTTCTGTAACCAATTTTGTTATGAGTGATCCACCTACAGAAGAAGAAACAGCAGAGCTAAAAAGACTACAAGGAGTTGTAGCAACTCTTGAAGAACAAAAGAAAGTTGATTCTGATAGAATCCTTGACGTAACTTTTCACAACCCTGCAACAGGGGAAAAAATTAAAGTTGATAGAAAGACAGCAGTACTCTCAAATCCACCGGAAGGTTTTGTTAAAGGGGAACCTGAAGGTAAGTTTAAAGACGGTAGTTTAGAATCAGCACAAGGTACTGTTTCTGAGGAAGCTAAAATAGCTGCGCAAACAGGTGATGCTAAAAAGATTACCGGGGCTGGCCTAGATAAAATAGCTCAATTAGGTACAAACATTTTTGATGCTGACGGTAATGTTATTGTCGATAAAAATGGGGAACCTATAAAAGGTAACTTTACTCAGATTGATGCCTTAGATGAAACAACTAAACGTAAGTTACAAACTGAGGATATATATGATGCTGACGGTAATCTTGTTAGTAAAAAAGAAACACTAGATGAAACTGGTTTTACTGTAGACGAACAAAAAGATGTAGACGATGCACTAACTAAAACAATGCAAGCTGCACAGATAGACACAGGTGCTACAGATGTATATGATGCAGAAGGCAAGCTTGTTAAAAAAGGTGATAAAGGTTACACAGTCCAAGCCCAACTAGAAGGGTTGATGGAAGACTTTGAGGGTGGTGCTACACCAGCATGGGCAGCAGGAGCTATGAGACAAGCTACAGCAACTCTTGCTGCACGTGGGCTAGGTGCTAGTAGTATGGCGGGACAAGCCATTGTACAGGCTGCTATGGAAGCTGCACTACCTATCGCACAAGCTGATGCTTCAATCATTGCTCAGTTTGAAAGAGACAACCTTAGTAATAGACAGCAGTCTACTATCCTTGCTGCACAACAAAGAGCTGAGTTTCTTAAAGTAGAGTTTGACCAAAAATTTCAATCAAAGGTACTTAATGCTGCAAAGGTTTTTGAGCTTGCCAACTTAAACTTTACTGCTAACCAACAGATTACTTTAGAAAATGCAAGGTTAGCACAGACAGCAAACATAGCAAACATGAGTGCAAAAAATGCTAAGACTATGGCTGATGCTTCAAATATGGCAGCGATGGACTTTAAAAACCTAGACAATAAACAACAGGCTGCTGTATTGAACGCCAAGTCTTTCTTAGAAATGGACATGACTAACCTAACCAACGCACAAGAAGCACTTATGTTTAAAGCTCAAGCTATCTCTGCCACTATCTTGTCGGACACTGCTGCTGAAAATGCTTCACGTCAATTCAATGCTTCTAGTGAAAACCAAACCAATCAGTTTATGGCTAACTTAAAAACATCTGTTGATTTAACTAATGCTGCACAGCAAAATGCTATCTCTATGTCTAATGCAAATGCGGAAAATACATTAGAACAATTTAACGCAAGCTTAAAAGAAAATCGTGAGCAATTTGAGTCTGCCCAAGGGTTAGTTATAGCGCAAGCTAATGCTCAATGGAGACAAAATGCTGCGACACTAGACACCGCTGCACAAAATGAAGCTAACATGGTTGATGCTGCTACCATTAATACTTTTACTAAAGCTACTGTAGACCAGATCTGGCAGCAAGAACGTGACATAATGGATCATGGTGAACAAGGAAAAGATCGTGCTTTAAGTATTGTACTAGCAGATAAAACTTTAGCGGAATATCAAGCACAGCGGGACGATGCTGAGGATACAGATCTTGCGAAAATCTTCTTTGATATTATCATAGATTAAAACTTAACGGGAAAAACAATGGCAAAAAACTTTTTAAAAGCGGGTATACTAAAGGCTCGTGCTATGTATGACGAAGAGACCCGAGGTTTCTATGAGGGTGGTTATGTTGATGATAGCAAAACAAAAGTGGCAGAAAAACTTCTGGGTAAACGTACTAAACTAAGGATACAAACCCCTGATACTTCTATATTAGATAATCAAAGAAACTCTTCTCTTGTTAGACGTAGACAAGAAATCACTGAGGAGTCAAGTTCTAATTTAGACAAAACTTATAATGAAATACGTAGACAAAATCAACTGCTCCGAGATGAGATGGAAGCTATGTCTGATCAAGATTTTTATTCAGACACTGGTGATGACTTAGGTAATATTAAACCCCCTGTATCTCGCAACAGTGAGTTCCCTACCTTTGATAAAGTTGTACCTACATTCAGCCCAAAACAAAATGAGTTACAGAGTTACATCTTTGAAAAAGCTAAAGACCGTGGCTATAAAGGTGCAGAACTTGCACAGTTTATGGCACAGTCTGCAATAGAAACAGATTACTTTAGGACTCTTGAAGAGTACGGAGGTGGTAAAGATAAGTATGGTGGTGGTAAAGAATACAGAGGCAGAGGATTCCTGCAGTTAACCCATGACTACAACTATAAAGCTGCTGGTAAAGCTCTTAACTATGCAGCCCTAGCAGATGACCCTGATTTAGTTTTAGACAGAGAGATTGCAGCAGATACTGCTTTCTGGTTCTGGGAAACTAATGTAAGACCTACAGTAACAGACTTTTCCAACACAAAGAAGGTTACTCGGATAGTTAATGGGCCGGGTATGCTCAAGACCCCTGAAAGAAATGATGCATTTAACTTTATGAAGTTATCTGGCACCACACTATATGAGGAATAAATAATGTTTGATGCACCAATACCGGGACAGTCTTTAACCAGAGAACCTAAGAACTATGCTTGGGAAAATCCACCAAGGATGGTTGTCCCTGAAGAAGCATTGGCTTACCACTTGGAAGAACTTAATAAACCTAAGAAAATGGAAGCCATACTAGATGCACTGCAACTAGGCTTTGAGGTTACACTGTTGACAGAAGGTTTGTTACGCAATGCTGTATCCAAGGGAGAGCATAGCATAGACGTCAGCTTAATCATTGGCCCTATTGTTCATGAGTATATTGTTGGTATGGCTGATGCTGCACGTATTGATTATGTTGAAGGCATAGAAGAAGAAGACAATTCTGAAAAACGTATGTATGCTATTCGTGAAAGTAAAGCTCGTAAAATTCTTGACAACATTAAGAATAATAAAGAACCAGACCTTGAAGAACTTGAAGCATCTCTGCCCCAACAAGAAGTAGAAGATATACCCGTTGAAGTAGAAGAGGTGTCAGAAGAAAAACCTCAAGGACTAATGGCAAGACCAGAAAGGGCTATGTAATATGGGTATGTGGAAAGGGATACGGTTATCTATAGAAGGTAAACGTGAGAGAGAAAAACAAGAAGAAGCCCAAGCTAAACTTGATGCTTTAAACTCTGAGAACATGCGGCTTAAGAAAGTAGGTATGCTTGCTAAGTACGCAAGTAAACATGGCTCTAGTTTTTCTGGGGGAGACTATCAAGTAGCTTCTGCTGGTAGCAATAAAACAGGTTTAAAAAGTTCAAATCATTATATTAATATAATAGAAAAGTTTGGCATTCAAGAGGATTTAATAGCTAGGTCAGCAGGGTATGGGCCTAGAAATTTAAAAATGATTGCAGAGAAACTCCAAGAAACTCAGATCAAACACCAAGGAACTTATGGTAAAAATTCTAAACTGCCTGTAGATTTATATAACGATGCGTTAGAATCTCTTATTATTACCCAACGCAATAACCCTACTTTTGATACAGCTAAATACGAAGAGTTGTTTGATGTTAACCTTACTGATGTAGAAAAACTTATGATTACCCCTAAAACAAATCAATACCCTGATATTGCGTTTGCGCCCGGCAGTTTGTACGTAAAAGGAAAAGTAACTCAATCAGAGATTATTGACGTAGAAAAACGTGGGGTAGACTTTGTTGTAGGTGCAGCTACAACAGAACAAAATAGACTAGCTAAAAGGTTGAGTAAGATTGTAAGTCTTAGTGAAAAAGGGACTCTATCTGAACAAGTCCAAGCTGAGAAGGGCTGGATAGAATCACGGCTAAACATAGTTAGTGGGGCTTTGGAGGACAATAAAGATAAAGACCCTTCTTCTGTTATTAATTTGTATGGAAATCAATTTATACAAGGGCTTATAGCTTCCGATGAAAGATATGAAGATGCACTATTTAACCCTGTTTTTAAAGAAGCAAGACAGACTATAATAGAAGTTCCTAACAGGGATGTTGCAATGGCACTTGCTCAAAATGGCATATTAAAAGTAGGGATGGAAGTTTTTAATCTCTCTACAGGGCGGGTCTTTCGTATAACAGGGGGAGAATAACTTGGGTAATTTAGTCTATGAATATGAAGAACCCCTTGTTTTACAGCCTACAACCACACCTGAAATACAAGATGATATTGAGTATGAAGACCCTTTGATACTACAGTTAGGTGAGTACGAAAATACTATTGGTGGGATAGAAGATTCTACTAGGGTTGTTGAAACAGACTCTGGCGACTTCATGGACTTCAACGAAGTGCTAAAAGAGTATGGTGCTGTTGAGGGAAACCTTAGTGCAGCAGAATTGACTAAAGAACAAATTATTGCTGATCCAAGGTTAATGAAAGTTCTTCGTACAAGTCTTTCTGCTCGTAATCAAACAGGCATTGGCCGTGATATCTATAGAGGTGCTACTTGGCTTGCTGGTGGTAAGACACCGGGAGGTGCTAGAGACTACTCTACTATGGATGCAGAAAAAGCCTTTGAAACTTGGCAAGAATACCAACGATCTTTTGCTGGTGGTCAAAGTGTAACTACAGCTAACGAAGTTGTCTTTGGTTTGTCTGCAAATAAAGATACTCAAAGAAAACTTGGTGCAGGTTATATGCTTTTTGATAGTATGGGTAATGCTTTTACTGGTAATGGAACCCTGTCTGAGATGGCTGATGCTACATGGGATTACACTAAGAATGCAGTGCATGATCCTATGACTCTTGGTGCGTTTGGCATAGGCAAGATACTTAGCTGGGGTGCAACTAAAACAAATGGCCTAATGCTACGCAATGCAATGATGGGACAGTTTCAGAATTACCTTAAGAGTGGTATGACTAAGACTGCTGCAAGAAAAGCTGTAGCTGCTACAGTAGCCAAGGCTGCACCTGTAACTATAGCTGACGCTGCTATCAACATGGGTGTTGATGTTGGCTATCAGATGCAGTTAATAGACACCAGTGTACAAGAAGAATACAGCAAGGCACAGACAGCCTTAGCTGCTGCTGGTGCTATGATAATACCAGCTTTGTATTTTGGTGGCTTAGGTGTAAAAGAATTGCGTAAGTCTGACGCTTTAAAAGATACATTTATTGGTTATAAAGAGATAGATAAAGTTGCCTTAGATTTAGGTGCTGAAGCTGCTACACAAGCATCACGTGCAAGGGCTTTAAAGAATGAAGATATACTAATAGACTACACAGACAGCAACTTTGGCCTGATTAAGGGAGACCCTAAACAATTCTTAAATTGGAAAGATGTTAAGGATGAATCTGAGTTAGGCATAGAGTTTAGATCAGAAGAAACTTCCGACATTAATCTTGTTGATGCTTTTTATAAACGGTTTTGGTTTGGTGATATTGATCAAGGTAAGAAGGGTTACTACGTAGCCTTAAAAGATGCAGGGTTTGTAGTACATAAATCTATGCTAGAAGAAAACAAAATAACAGGTGTGTATGGTCAAGCTATAACTATGCTACCAGAAGACACTGTTAAAAACATGGTGTTAAACTTTGAAAAATCTACTGGTAAAAGTCTTGGGATAGGTTACACACCTGAGTCTGTGTCTCAACATTTTATAAATAAAACAAGTGCTGGTGGTAAACTCTTGTGGACACCCTCTGAGATATCTCGTTTAGATAACTTAGGGTTAGACGCAAAAGAATTAGTGGAGGAGCTTGCAGGTAGAAGAGTTAAAGAAGCTGATAAACCTAAGTACCAACAGTTTGGTTTGTCTGTTTATAAACGGCTACTCACTTCACACTTAGCTACAACAGGAGCTAACATAAAAGGTTTTGTTTCTTTGGTTTATTTAAACACTGTTGCCGATGTGTTTACTTCTGCTGCTAACTTTAGTCAGGGTGCTTTTTATAAGTATGCTAAAGGTGATCTTGACAAAGCTCAACAGGCTTACAACAGAGGCTATGGCTCTATACTTGGTGCTGTACGTAGGGGGGCTGATGCAGTCTCACCAGAACTTTCTATAGAGTATGCAAAAACAATACTAGAGTTTAATCCTAAAGAAATGGAGAAGATCTTTCGTGATATAGCGGGTGATGGTGGTGCTAATGATAACTTAAAACTTTTTAATCTGGATGCTAAAGGTAAAGTAGATTCCCAAGGAAAGATAATAAATCCTAAAGCAACATTGGACCCTAAAGGTTTAGCATATAAGACAGTTAAAACTTTAGACGCTACAACTAAAGGCGCACAAACACTTACTATGGTAAGGTTACAGGATGAGATAACTAAGACTTGGGCCTTTGGTGCTAACGTAAATCAAGCTATCATGAGGGCTTACGGTAAGACACCACAAGCTTTCTTTGCTGACCCTACTGAAGCTGCATTAGAAATGGCATCAGATAAGTTTAAAAAAGAAGTTCTTGAAAAGGCTACCTTTAGAACACTAAGAGAAACAGCTTCTGTTAATTGGTCAACACTACCTGCTAACAATGCGTTTAGAGCTATAGCAGCTAATATTGAATGGGCTACAAATACAACAGTGGCAGGTTATGTAGTTCCTTTTGGTAGTTTTCTTAACACTACTATAGCTACAATGGCTGATCTTACAGGTATAAATGCAGCAAGATTTTTTACCTACAAAATTACAGGTAAACAACTAGACTTTGCAACCCAAGAAGGTGCTGAAGCTTTTGGAAAAATGGCTGCAGGTTGGTCTGCTATTGCTATAGGTGTGCCGCAAGCCAGAGAAAAAATCGCAGAAGGACTTGCATGGAATCAGGATAGAAATGAAGATGGCTCTATCAATGACCGTACTTTTGAATGGCCTAACTCTACCATAAGAGTTATGCAACAAATCTTTGCTCATGGTCTTGGAGATAGTAATGATATTAGAGACTTTAAATATTCAGAAGTACCGGGAGATTTAATTGAGGTTCTGTTTGATCAAGTCGGAGGTCAATCTGTACGTGATGTAGATGGATTTACAAGGACTTTAAAAGCATGGGGTCAAGAGATTATTGACTCTCAAAGTATACCTGAAGCACTAGGAGATTTTTTTGGACCACCTATAGCAAAAGTTTTACAAGGCGCAACACGTCCACTTGATATGCCTAACCAAGTGTACGGGCTACTGACTGACTCTAACATGACACCTGATCTAAAGCAGGGCGGTCAGACATATAACAGTGCATTAAAATATGTAAACAATTTGTTTAATGCTGTTGATGATTTACCACGTAAAGCTACTGCTACCCGTGGGTACAATAAACCTGTTGATATAGGTAAACAAATGCTGGCAGAAAGAAGATCACCTGAACCTACACCAATAGAAGTCATGTTAAATTCTGCAGGTAGGAGTTCTTGGAAAGCAATAAAATTTGATGGTCCACCAGTAATAAGAAATAAAATGAATGCTATGATTGAGCCTTATTTAAACGGGTCTGCTGTCAGGTATTTAAGAAAAAACCCAACTTATTTTAGAATGTCTTTAGCAGATAAAGAAAAAGTCATATCAGAAATTGTGGGTGATGCTAGAAAGAAAGTGCTTGCTGTATTTAAAACAGGTGCAGTACCTAAAAGCTTAGAGATGGTACGTGTTCTTTCTAGTAGAAACAAAAAAGAAACCCAAAGAGTCATGGACTTTCTGGGTTTAGAAGGTAACATTGAAGACCTTCTTGAGCAGGAAGATGGCTTAATTACCCTACAAAAAATAAAGACTTTGTCTGATAACTACAACAAAATATTCTATGGTGATCTTGGCCTAGACTAATCATCATCCTCTAACATAAAGTCTGCCCACTCATATGATGAACGCTTTACCTCAGACATATTTAAAGCCCCTCTACTACACGAAAGTATTCCAGCAAGAGCTTGTCCTGCTAGGTACCTTCGGGCAGTGATGGGTTTTATCATGTCAGGGTTACGCTTCTTGCGTGTATACTTCTTAGCTTCCTGCTCTAAGTTGCTCATACTGTTTCACTTTTTCTAAGTTCTTGAAATACTCAGTGTTGAAACCGAACTCCCAATCTTTGCTAGGACGTGTGTCAATCTTATATGGGTTGA